TAGTTTCGCCATCATCAAAACTTACACCCAATGTATCAAGATCGATTATAGTTTGTACGCCGTCACCGACTAAACTATTCATAATAGCATTTTCATTTACTTGCTGAGCAGTCCCATAGTTAGGATCATCTATTCTAGTTAAATCAACAGATCCTGAAGTTCCTTTATAAACATTATAAGTAACACCATTTTCTAGTGGTTGTGTTAGTTGAATGAAAATTGTACTGCCGTCTGCAACAAATACTTCATCTTCGTATGTATTATCAAAGACATCCCAAGTATCTGTAAACCAACCTTGTGTATCCCAACCTGCTGCGCCTTCAAATCCAAATGATTTAACTTCAACGCCGCCGTAATCGATACCTTTCATTAACTGAGAAAAACTCTTACCTAGCATACCTACAGTCGGCTCATAGAAATGATGAATTCTATCCTGTGCTGAAAGCATATCGATTGGCTTATAATATCTAACTTCAATTGCTGCACCTGTGGCAGGAATTTTTGCAAAAGTTATTCGACCATTTTGTCTTGAATAACTTTTCTCAGTATTATCAATGTTTTCGTAAGTATATGTACTACGTAACATTTCTTTGCCATCTATATAAACTTTGACTTTTTTATTATCTAAGTCCATAGGCCATTCAAGATCAAATTTTGCTTGAACATTATTGCCAGTAAATGTTTGTACTTCTTGTAATTCTTGGATATAAACTTCGCCGGAATATCTATCAAACTTAACTCTAATATGAGGAGTTCTAACTGGACTATAACCAAGTATAGCACTCATTCTAGCAGGTGTACTACCAGTTGATTGTGATCCGGTAATTTCAACAATTGGTCTTGTTAAGTACCCTTTACCTGGATTTGTAATTTTAACACTAGTAATTTTACCATATCCGATGTAAGCAACAGCAGTTGCTTGTTCTTCGCAGTCGCCAATAATTTCTATTTTTGGTGTTAGAGTATATCCAGAACCGCCATCTTTTATTTGAATTTCTTTTAATTGGTATCCAACATTTTCAATAAAATGTTTTCGTGGATAAGAATTAAAATCTCCGTCTGGGTCGTCTATAACTCCATCTGTTATAACAGATCTATTAGGAATAATAGATCCGTCTGCCAAACTATAATATGGTGGTAAATCAAAATCTGTTACACTTGTATTAGTAGGTTCTACCTTACTATACACATCCACATATTCTCTAATCTTAGTTTTGTAAGGCTTAACTTCTTTTAGATAATCTTCAAAACTTTTTAAATTATCGCTGTTAAATGTAACATCATTTCTTAATTCGCTTACATTATATTTTGCTTTTACAAAACTTGTTTTAAATATCCAATCAATACCCTTTTGTTCAGCAATCGCATAGCGAACACCTACAAAGAACAATCCGTTGTATTCAGATTTTAGATCCCCAACTAATAAGTCATCTCTAAGTGCTGCAAAAATAATTCGTAATTCAGTTACTGGGTTATTGTCGTAAAAATAACTGTCGAAACTTCTGTTACTATAACCCACAGGATTTACTTCGTAATTATACAAAGTTTCTTTGAATTGAATAGTTCCATTTTGTCTACCTACAACTTTATAATTTTGTGTATAATCTTCAGTATCAAAATTAGCAACCTTTTCTAAAAGAACCCAACCGCCTGAGCCAACAGACTCAACTTTGACAATATCTCCAGTTCTATCTGATATTGTCGGAAGTATGTAAGTTCCAGGAACTGTGTAATTGATTGTTGTAAACTGGTTATAACCGTCTGCATACCAGTCTACATAATCCCAATAATTAGTTACATCGTAATCTTGTATGCTTCGAATAAACCAAGAAGTACCATTCCAACTGTATATTGCCCATTTACCGTATAGTGTTTCGTTTGTTTGTACTAATACACTAAATGGACGTACTATCAATTTGGTATTTTCTAAATACCCTGTGCCGCTATTGCCAATAATAACATTGGTAATTTGTCCTAGAGAATTTATTTCAAAGTCAATAATTGCGCCAGATCCAGGACCTTCTAAGTTATATGAAGGTGCAACTTTATAGCCACGTCCTGGATTAATAATGTTTGTACTAATAATACGTCCATTACTAATAATTAATTCAATTTCTGCTTGTGTAATTTTGTTAGTGCTTACAAATCTTAAATCATCATATGTTGCAATACTTAGATCAAATTCGCCTGAAACGCTTGAAGGCAAAGGCTCTTTTCTTTGAAGTTCGCTTAAATCGTATGTATCAATTAATAACTGTTCGCCTAATACAATGTTAGCTCGTTCAATAGTTTGTTTTAATGCTTCAAATCTATTCTGAAACATGCTTTGTCTAGGAACATTTTGAATTCCGTATCTCTTATTTGACGGAACATTAATATCAGGTACTGGTCTGTTGTTTAAATCAAACCCAATTAAACTGTCATACCACTTTCTTTCAATAGTTGGATGCAGAACACTTGATTCTAGACCTTCACTTAAAATTTGGTATTCTTTGTGCTGGTTTATATTTTGTGTTTCATCTTCTTTGTATCTAATTTGTAGTACAACATCATCGCCTTGGATTAAATCATTACAATTATTAAGAATAAATGTATTTTTTGAAATAAGCGAAGCATATCTATATCCTTGTAATCTAGGATTTTCGATTAATCTTGCAATGTCAATAGTATTAAGTTTTCTTTTAGGCTTATGAGTTGTAGGTTTCGTTCTTTTGCCTTGCACCCAGAAATAATATTTTGCACGGAAATTTTGGGCAAGTTTATCGTATTCTAATTGAGTGGTATATCTTGTATTGCCATATAATGACTGACCGCTTATTCCTTTTTTCAAACCTTCATCTGTATCAGCAAGCTCATCCCATCCAGATGGAACAAATTCACTTTCTACCCATTCAAAAATATCAATGTTAGATCCAGCTATCAAGTTATTCCAATCTTTCTTTTGAGAGTTAACTGATCCCTTATAAGGATAAGCAAATCTAGCAGTGTTTGTTGCCCACCATATTTCGCCAACGTGTTCATTTCCCCAGAATCTTGCAGGATCAACTAAAAAGTCGTTTGTAAGTCCTGTATTGTATACTGCTGGGTCAAATCCTGCCTTGTAGTTAATTTCTTGTTCAGCAACACCTGCTATTTTTCCTTGTAGAGGATCAATATAATCTAGTCTGCTAATGAGTTCATTTTTACGTTTGTTGTATAACATTAAGCCACTAATCTTATCAACATCTACAGGTAATATTTGTTGATCGATTGACGACCAAGCAGTATAACCAGCATTTTTTCTAAAATCAATAACTTGTCCTACAGATTTTTCGTTAGTTTGACGTGGTATGCCAGCATATATATGGTTGCCGTAACTAAACAGATTTTCACCAAATGTTGTTTGCACTGAAGGATAGATTAATTTTTCGCCGAACACTAATTGATTTTCTAAGTCTTCGTAAACATATACTACACCTTTATCTAGTTTAATATTTCTAAACGAAGTAAACTTATTATCAAATGTTGTTTGAGGTTCAGTGTTTCCTATCGACGTTCCGTCAAATGTTGTTGGAATTATTTGATCTCCGTTTAAACTAGAAACAACTAAGTTATCAGATCCAAAGTATAATCCATGACCAAATTGCTCTGCTACTTCGTTTTGTGGAGATCTTAATATTTGGTCAACTTGGAATCTTCCGTTAATTTGTTTGTAAATGTATACTACACCTTTATCGGTTCCAGCAGTATCATCAAGTTTAGCACTAACAGCAAATTTATCGCCACTGTCGTTAAGGCTAACACGTTCGCCCCAAGCAGTTGTTTCGTTATAAACAGTTATTTCAATTACATCATTTTTAGCAACATCATTGACTGTAATTAAGTTGTTATTTAGGGTCCATCTGCCGCCAACATATCCTTTACGTTGATCATTTATTCTAAGAATTATGTCATCTTCTCTTGTAGTATTAGATATTAATATATCAGATATGTCAATGACAATTTGATCGGTGACTTCTTCTACAGTTTTAAAAATTGTTGTCGGTGCAGAAATTACTTGGTCTAGTTGATACTTGTTATCGTTTAATCTATATACTACTAATCTTGTTTTTGTAGTACTATCTGATTCTTTGAGATTGGCTTTGACTATAAGCACTTGTCTGTCGTTGCTTACATCAAACGTTTCACTAAAATCAATAATATTTTGTACGGGATCAAAAACTTCTTCATCGTACAAACTCTGCCCTGTTAAGTTTGGCAAATATCCTAGGTAGTCTATTTTATTGCTTAGTTGGGACCATCCAGTATTAGAAAACTCTGCTCCTACTCCAATATTTGTTTGAGCTTGATACAATTTTTTAATAACTGAAACGTTTTGTATTCCAGTTGCAGTTATAGTATCAAACCCATTAATTGTAACAATACTTTTTGGAGACCAATCAAATGTTAAAAATTCTGCGTAATGGTTGCCGTCAATTATAACAGCATTGCCGTCAACAGCATTTATTGTTTTAACAATAATAGTAGAATCATCAACTGAAGTGAATGTTATGCTTTGGCCAGCAAGTGGTTCGCCATTTAATCCATCAAGCCAAATTTTTGTTTGTTCTCTAATAACAATAGAACCTTCAGCATAACTGTAAGAATTATCCCAGTTTCCTCTATAATTGATGTCTTTTCCGTATTTCCAACTAATATCATTCCAATATTCTGGAGATTGAGGATTAATACCTACAGGCACTGCTCTAATTGCTCTGAAATATTGATCTTCATATGTTACAATTTCATCTTCTACATATGCTCTATCTTGGTACTGTCCTGCAAAGTTATCAGTTGGAATAACTCCATGACGGAAAATTTCAATCTCGCCTGGATGTTCTCTTCTACCAACAGTTGAATCTCCTAACTCTTCTGGAGCATCTAAACCTCTAGTTCCTACAAATAACGTATAATCTCGATCAGTTTGTACTAATTTTACTTTGTGTCCAAACTGTCTATTCTCATCATAAAACAAACTAGTTAGTGTATGTTTTAATTCATAAGATCCTTCTTTACGTCTTCTATAAATTGCAATAGCACCAGAAAGATCTGGACCAGCAACACCTGTAGAATTTGCAGGCAAATGATAAATTTGTTTATAATCTTTGTTTAGCCCATATGGAGGGTTAGCAGGTCTAGTAATTCCGCTTTCTGTATTTTCATTGAAGAAATAATATTCTTCATCAATAAATTCAACAGTATCTTCCCAACTAATATTATTATTGAAAGTTGAAATACTGTCTTCTTGGAAAACTAGTAATTTGCCAACTTGAGTTGTGCCAACCACAATATCGTTGTTAGCATCATCTATTTCAGCAAACGTTCTGTCAACATCTCCTGCGCCTCTTAAATCTTCATTTCCGATACGTCTTAGTTCATATCTACCAATATTATTAAGTTGTGTAAAATCTCCGCCGTAAGTTATTCCATTATATTCTTCAAGAATCTTAACGTAGACTCTAATCTTATTGAAGTCTCTTTGCAAGTATATTACTTCAGCAGCACTGGTTGGAGACAGTGGGCTTATAGCAAGGCCGCCCGCGCCATCGCTTGCTGTCTGAACATCAATAATTACATCGCCTTGGGTTCTATCAGTTGTGTTTAATGTACCGTCTGCTTCGTGATACCATCTTGGCTGCGGTTGGAAGGGGAAACCTGAAGCATCAAATCTTGATAGTTCAAAATCAATATACCCGTCCCACATGTCTACTATTGTTTGTTGTGCATTTACAATAGCATCTGTTAGTGCAGCGGCTTCGTAATCTACTTCTCTATTTTCTAAGTCATAAAACTGTAGATTAAATGTTTCGTCGCCGTTGAGTGTATCTGAAAATTCTTTACCAACTCTTAGTACCCAATAGTTAGATTGACAAAATCTTTCAAATCCATCTTGTCCATCGTTTTCATCAATAGTAGGATCTCCGCGGAAAGATAATTGAGTTCCCCAACTTGTTCTATTTTTATTAAGGACATATGTACCGATTGCACTTACTGTTGTTTGAATGTTGTAATACTCATTTGGATCTCTGCCGCCTTCGGCTAGTAAAACATCCGAGTATACTAAACCTCTACCTGCATCGTACCAAGTTTCAATATTATCATAAGTAAATCCATCGCCATCAGATATTTCACTTTCCCAATCAACTGCTGGACGATCATCGCTGTTATATGTTTTGATTAACCAATAGCCGCCAACTTGTTCACTTGTTGTATAAGTTGATTCCAGAGTATATAATCCAACAAAGTCTTCGTCATCAATAAACAATTCACCTGAGATATCAAATACACCGTTTGTATCTTTTACATATATAACAGCACTATCTTCGCTAGTGTCAACATAAACAACTTCGGCGCGGCCTGTATTAGTTGTTACAAATTCGCCGACTGCCGGTAATGCTATAAAAGTATCAACATACACAATGTAGTCAACTTTGAAAATAATTTCGTGACCTTGGGTTCTTCCGAGCCACGAAGGTGTAATTCCTGTTAGGTTGTTATCAAAAGGATAATAGTCGTCTAGTGTTGGATTAGCATAACTTCTTAAGTTCCAATCTAAGAAAATTTGATCTCCAGGAGTATCAGCAGCAAAATCTCTTGCTTTTGTTCCAAGATACATATCAAGCGGAGCTCTAACTAAAAGATGGTCAACAACATTATTAGGTAATCCTGGATTACCTGCAACTAATAACACGCTGTTTGTTGAGTCAGTATCTTCAAACGCAACTAATGACTGATAAGAGTCAAATGTTGTGAATGATTGGCTTCCGGTTTGTGGATTAATTGTTCTTAGAGCTTGCCAGATGCTCTCTCTGTATTTTACAACATCTCCTTTAGTATACTGTAATGTTGGATCAAAGTCGCCTTTATATCTTGTTTTAACACCAGATGCTCTTGGCATACCAACAACAATATATTCACCGTCAGGTGATATATCTACACTATGTCCAAATCTTGTATTATTAACATCAAGTAGTGTTGAATCAACAAATTGTATCTGTTGTTTAACAACATAGTTGCTATTTTCTCTAGGTCTTACATAAACATTAATTTTTCCATTTTCGTCATTTGGTGATGCTACAACTAGCACTCTGTTATTAGCACTAACAGCAATATTTTTTCCAAATTCGTGATTAGTTCCGTCATACTCGCTTGGATTTGACATTACTTGTCTTTGAGAAAAGACAGGATTATTTTCAACAACGTTCCAAACACCGTTAGAGTAATTGTCTACCCAAAACTTTTGTCCGTCGTATTGCTTTTCTTGAACTAAATCATTTAATGTTGCTAAATTAGAAACTCTAACTTTTCTTAGTTTAACTAGTGAAAAGTTTTGGTCTTCAAAGTTAATTGCATCTTCACCCGAATTAAATTGTATTTTATTAAGTGTAGCATCGTATACTTCATATATTCCGCTTATGTTAAATCGAAACGCATTTAATATGCCAAAATATTCTTTCTCTTCAATTCTTGCATTTGTCCACTGATCTAGTGTTAATTCTGACAAGGGTTCTCCCTTATCAGTAAAAACTCCTGTTTCTTTTACAAAGTCAGTTGCCTTAATGTCTGTATCAATAATTTGGTAAACTGTCCAGTCGTCTGCACCTGTTTCTACTAACCAAATATAAGATCCTAACTCAACTTGATTTATATCTGCGCCAAGTAATTCTTGTTTATCATAACTTACAAAAGTAACATCATTTTCGTTTACATACCCGCCTGTTTTTAAATATTCATTTATTGAAGATTTTACCGGCAATGCAGAAGTATGCACATACCCTTGTGGTTTATCATAAACTTCAGAAGGATATATTCTATAAATTTTATCAAATTCTGCCGGACGAGAATTTGCAAGTTCAAAAATCTGCGGAGACTCTTCTAACTTAGAATCGGTTAACTTATATTCTATTTGTTTTTCATTCTCAGTAGAACCATATCTACCAACTTGAACTGCCCATTCTTCAAACAATTCAACCTTTTCTTCTGTATTTCCTGCTAACGAATCAAAAAGTTTTTTAACAGAGTTTGCTGTTCCTTTGTCTTGAATAAATCCATTATAAAACTTAAACTGACTAACATCATCATTGATAATATTTGCTAGATATTGACGTTTTTGATATCCGACTAAGTGCTGTGCCAACTCTTGTTGTGATTCGTCAAACCCGACACTGTCGAGATCATAAAAATCCATAAATTGATTAATTCTATAATCAAAGTTTGTTAACAATTTCTTCTCTGGTTCTTCGCTTAGTCTATACCAAACAGTGTTATCAAATATATTTGATCCTATGATATTAGTAGTAGCAACATAATAATATTGTCTATATTTTACTAAGTCGCCAATTTGATAATCTTTGTATTCTGTCCATGTTGAATAACGTGCATCATCAAATACAAACCCAGGAACATTAAATCCACCTTGCCAATCTGATGTTCTATAAGCATTAACTTTTAAGCGTTCTTGTCTATATCCTGATGATGGCTGATATAAAATGTCGTTAAAAACAGTTTTATTATCAAAAATTACAACATGCTCTTTTTGTACAGTAGGAAGTGCAACATGATATAAACCGTGATCTGTTCCGATTGTTTCTATTCCAAAACTATTTTGGTCTCTTAAAATGCTTCTAGTATCTGCTTCAAGCGGCGAACCGTTTTCGTCAAATACAGAATATCCATAGAAAGGATCTGATAGATCATCGACTACATTATAGTCTTTGTCAAAGTACAACCTATTTGCTGAAGCACTTATTGAAAGAACAGTCCCAGAAGCCCAACCTTGGGTGGTCCAGAACAAAAATTCTTTTGCAGAATCTGACCAATCGTCAATTTGGCGACCGTCTACTGTATAGTTGAATTCAAATCCTAAGTCTTTTAGTCTTTCTGCGTAACCTAATATAAAAGTAACTACTTCTTGACTTGAAGAAAATCTATGTCCGTATGGAATTCTATAAACAGTTTTGCCAAAGTTTTTATTAAACTCTGCTGTCTTGCCGCCAACAATTGGTAGAGATCCTAGTAGTGCAAGATTTTCTGTATCAAATTGTTGTCCTGATGTAAAACTTTGTTTTACTCTGTAATAGCGTCCATTATTTTCAACAACTTGTCCTTTTATATAAGGTTTTTCTTCTTCCCATTGTGTTGTTACTTCAGATATTCCTCCAACCGTAATGTTTGTTTTTTTACTTCCTGCACTAGGAATATAATACTCAAAGTACGGATTAGATTTACTATATCCTCTTATAACAAATCCATTAGCCAATTTTTCAATAATAAGTCCTGAATAAGTTACTAGATCTGTAGGAGAACTTGTGTTTAAAAATACATCATAATTTTCTTGTGGTACAAAAACACTATCTTGGCTTTGATCTTCAACAATACTTCTGCTGTCTAGTATAACACTTAGTTTTTGTTTATCAGTAAATCCGCCAATTTTTACCCCTAGTCTATTAGTTACAGATTTTAATTCATTTTTGTAATCTTCATAAACAGTTAACACATTACTTGAAATTAAATTTGAAATATAATTTACAAGGCCTGCTGTCATTATACGCTGATTTGAATCGACTGTGTTAGGAAGTAAAATTTGATCTAGTTCGATTGTTTTACTTGTCGCATCGTAGATATACTGATTAGCAAAGTTTTTCTGTGTTCTGCTAATATCAAAAGCCAAACCAATTGTTTCTGCAGGTTTATTAAGAACCATCGTTGTTAGTAATGCAAACGGATATTCAGAACTTCTGCGCCATGCGTTTTCTACTGGTGCCCAATCGCCAAATGCAAAATTATCTGAGGTTGGACGTAGTATAAAATTATCAAGTAAATTACAACGTAGCGGACTAATCAAATTTCCGTCAGAATCTACAGGAATTTTTGATGTCAATCCTGGACGTTCATAACGAGTATCGTACCTTACATTTCCAGGTTCTGCAATTTTACCTTGTTCTAAATCTTCCCAAATTAATAAGTTGTCACCTGTATATGGTGCTGGACCATAAACTTCGTTCCACCACTTTGGTTTGATTCTAAATCCGAGCATTTCCCACGGACATGTATGCGGACGATCAGTATCAAAGAGTTGCATGAAAATTCCTCTCCAAAAACCTGGAATAGAATTTCCTTGGAATGAATTCATAGCAGAATAGTTAAATGTAAATTCATCCTGTCTTAAATAAAAATAATGATCAGTATAATCATTGTTTAAGAAAGTAAGCCAATCAGAGAAAGTTCTAAGAAGTGTTGTGTTAATTTCTTCTCTAGTAAATTCACTATCTCTAAACTCGCCGCCGACAAATTTGTCTACATCTAATTTAGTAGAGTCGTACTCTATCTTAATATTATTAAAAATTCTTTTTTCTAATTCTAAAAGAAGTTTATCTCTATAATCATTATAGCATCTAACATAACTACCGTCGTGGCCTCTAATCATCGGAACGCCAAACGGATAAGGATCATATAATGCGCTATCAATAGTTGCATGATTAAATGCAGTGTTAGGCATATACAATACCAAGTTCGATCCTTTGAACATATGCCTGTGTGCTACACCTGTACCACCTTCATCTATATCTTTCTGCTGTGCCGATGCTATATCAGTATACAAAGGATAGAACCAACCAATTTGGTTTTCACCTCTAAAACCTTTTTCAGATTGTGCGTAAATTTTATAAGGAGTTCCATCTTCCGGAAACTCGCCTTGCTCTGGTCTGTAAGTGTCATCATAAACTAATTCAGGTTCAAATTTTGGATATAGTCCTAATTTAGTCGGAGTCGGCGGAATATAACTACCATCAGTTGAATTATATTCGTATACAGTTATTGTGTCACCTTCTTCGACAAAGTCTGCAAACACATACACAAACCCAGGATTGCTAAAATCATAATCTCTACCATAAACTAATTGTTCGCCGTTTAGGTAAACATTAACAGATTTATTTGTTAATGTTGAAAGATTAAAATCTTCTGATAATGCATAATAACGTCCTCTTGCATCAAAAACTTCGTACACAATAGTATTGCTTGATTGATAAGCAAGAACATCACTAAAATAATAAGGTTCTGTTTTTACTTTGTCTTTGTTTAAATCTTTTAAAATAGCATCTACATGTTGTTTAGTCTCAGTGTCGACACCTAGTTTAGTTGATGCATCAACAAAATTTCTTTTAAATCTTGCATATTCTCGTCTGCTATGATCTAGAGCTTTTACAAGATTGTAGCCTTTGTTTGTAACGTGATAACTTGAAAGATTTATAGGACCACTATGCTTAACAAATCTTTTACCAAATCTGTCAATGTCTCCTAAGTCTCTTAAATTACTAATTCCTGGATACGTTCCAGTAAATTCTCTAAGATCTTCAACCATAGTGTCAACATGATCTATTACTTCACCAAGAGTAAATTCTGAAAAATCAGCATTGGCCGGATTTCTTTCTAAATTAATTGGAAAATCGTACCAACCGTTATTGTTTTTCTTTGCAGAAGATTTTGTTTTTATTAAAACAACATCATTTTCTTCAAGTTCTTGATCAAATACTATGTATAATTTTTTGTTAGTTCTATCAAGTGTATAATCTTTTCTAATTTTGTTATTAACAAAAACATTAATTACGATATCACTTAACGTACCTGCATTGTTATAAACATCAACTTGGAATGTTTGTTGATCAGCGTCTTCTGTAACAATGTACTGACGTAAAACTTTTTGTACACTTTTTGCTGGATTATTTGTGTAGCCGTTAACCCAAGAATAGTTTGTTAAATCCTTATACTTTTTTAAGAATCCTGGATTTATAGATTTCTTATAATAATCTGTATCTTGTTCATAACTAAACGAATCTGTTAACAAATTAAATTCAAAAAGAATATCTCCGCTGTTATTGATATTTCTGTAACTTAGTGGAAATCCTAGTTCAGAATCATTTGATCCTGTTCCTTTTTTATAACTGAAAAGTTTTGTTCCTCTAAACGTATTTGCTGCATATTGATCAGTATCACCAAAACTTTTCTTATCAATTCCAAAGACATCAAAAAACGGCTCTTGGTTTGTTGTAGTTTTTTCTTGTCCTAGTTTCCAAACTTCGCCGTTGTAGTAATAACTTTTACCAGCATTTTTTCTTCCTTTGGTGACAAGCACTGTTTCTAATCTTTGAGGAGTTGTGTCTTCTGCTTCTACTAAACTAATTTGTCTGTTATTACCAATTCGAATAAATTTTACAATATAGACTTTTCCGTTTACAAGATTATCAGTATCTGCTGTAAAAATAACTCGCATATTATCGGCAAGATCGATACCATCTATTTTATAACCTATTTGGCCTTCAACATAAGAAAATGCATCGACAGTTACAGTATCAATTAGATCAATGTCTGTTTTAGCAGCACTACCATAATTGTATAATTTAAGTCCTGCTTCAAATTCAATAATTGGACGTTTGGCTCTAAAAGACTCGTTTGTGTCATTTGTTGTATTGTTGTATTCTGCACTTTTTTCAATTACAGATTTATGGAACCATTTATTATACCGACTCCAAGGATTTCTGTCTGTGCTTGCACGGTTTATAACAATATAATCTTTTGTACCGGCGTAACTATTTGCGTTACTGAATGGTAACGTGTCAAACTTATCATCATCATAAGGAACAAAAACGTCTTCAGAATATTGTGCTGGAATTATTAAATCAGTTTCATTTACTAATTTAATTTTTTCTCCTACACCTTCAACGTACCATTGTCCTGAAGAATATATCTCTGGTTCAACATCGCCTTGGAATCTTATTTTTAAACCATTAGTAAATTCTACACCATTTGCACTAGTGTATGTCTTTTTACCAATAATATCATTAGCAACATTTAAAAATGTGTTTTCTTCTATGTTAGCAATTCTAACATAACCACTTGTATCAATATCATTTTTAGAAATATAATATAATCTATCAGGAGCATTTTCAGGAATTGAAAACTCAATTGTTCCTTTTTCTATGTATACAAGAGATATTGGATTTCCATCTTCGTCGTATTTTGTTATTCCATCAGAGTATAGTGTGCTTACATTTTCGTCTTCTTCAAAACTAACACTACCTGCACTAGGCAAAACAATAAAATCACCTAAGTCATAATTTGCATCTTCTTCATCGTATAGTGTACCATCAAATACACCAGGTGCTCTAATTCCTTCGTTGCCAGCAACTAATATTGCAGATCCTGGAGTAAAAGTTCTACTAATCGAAAATGCTATTGGATCACCAGGAACATCAATTTCAAAACGATAAGTTTGTCCTCTATATAATTGTAATGTAGGATTTTTTTCTAATCCGTCGTTGAAGATATATGATTTGTTATCATCATCTTCTGCTAGAGTTACTGTATATGTGCTTTTAACTTCTCTGGCTTGTCCTCTAACAGGAACCGTTTGCGGACCGTTAGGTAACCAGTAATATTCACGAAAATTTACAAACTTATCCCAGTCAATATTTGGATTCCATGAATAAAATTCTTGACTGTTTAGGCGACTATGATCTCTTGTGTCTGCTCCAAACACCTTAAGTTGATTTACATAATCATTATAATCTTTGTAAAATGTTGTATTTTCAAATTCATCTTGAACAACAACAGCAGGTTCAAGTTGATAGTTTAATCTATCTGCAGAAACATCGCCAACATAGTTATCAGAAGGCACAAATGCTTTTGCAGTCTTTCTACCAAAATATCCTTGAATCTTTTCTGCTTCACCTGGCTGTATTAATTGGTCAAAAGTTGCTTGTAAGAACTTTTTGTTTGCATTAGTTCTAAAAAACTTTGGCAGGAAATCGCTACTTGTAACTTTCCCGTTTTGGTTGGATTCATTGTTATCGTTGAATGCCATTAGTAACTATAGCCTCCATTGCTAGATGACGTACTACTTGTACTAGACGTGCTAGTTGAAGTAGTTGAAGTAGTCGAACTTGATGTGTACGTTGTATTATTACTTACACTACTTTGAATTGCAGTATAATTTGTGTCATCAGTTGTTTGTATTACATCACCTGATGCTTGTAATGCTGCTGCTGTAATCTCATCAATGAATTCAATGTCGCTGACTGTTGCGCCACTAATTAAAATTTCATCGGGTTCTGATTTAATTTGGAACAAACTACCAAATGATTGAGATACTTGCTTTGGTACCATTAAGAAACTTACTAATTTTGGACTTAGTTGCGAAATTACATATGCACTTAGTTCCTGGAAGTAAAAAGTTTCTCCAAAGTCCCAATTTTCAAGTGCAAAAAATCTATCTATAGAACTAATAATATCTGCCTTCAATTCGTTATTGTTTACAACAAGATTAGAATTTTTAACTATTTTAAATGATACTTGTAAATCTGGCACTGCCTTTGCTCCAAACAGAATTTTATAACGTGTTGGATGATAAATTACTTCATCACTTATAGATTTAATATTATTAATTTTTGCTCCATATTCTCTGTACAACTCGTCGTTGCTTGGCGGCAATGGTTTTAGTCCTGAGTCGGCTTTTAACCATCTTCTAAGGCTTGTATCATAACTTTTAGTTAAAACAAAAGTATCAATAATATTACTTACAGCAGGATCGATTCTATAGTTACTATCTGCAACATGCGCATAGTGGAATTTTAAATTAGATCTACCTTCGTATGCTTTGTAATCAATTACCAAAGAAGTGTTATTCAATGCTTTGTTTAATTTTTTAAAAACTTTTTCTTCTAAAAGATAGAATATTTGTCCTTCTTCCCGTGAACTGTAAGGACCAATTGCTGCTTCGTTATTAACAATAAGAATAGTATTATTATCATTTGCAAAGTATCTATAGTTTTCTACATTATCTGATGTGTAATATCTTTCTTGGAAAATAATCTTGTCTTCATTTGCAACTGAAGTATTATCATAATCAACAATTTTGTCGAAAAGTTCTGGATCGTCAACAACACCATCGTCGTCGCTGTCGAGATAATTGACAATAATTTTTTTAGTATCTACATAGCCTTCTACGTCTCTATAAGCATCTTGGATAGTCCAGTTAAAATCTCGATTATACGCACTTGTTAATCCAGGCTGAGTATTAATACTCAATACATTAATTTGATCTCTATAAGTTTTTCCTGTTTTAGTGTCATATACTTTGTCAGCACTATCAAAGAAGAATTTAATTTCTGTATCACTTTCAAAAACAAATCTTAAATTTCTATATGTTATTTCGTAAGTATCGCCGTCAGTTTTAAATCTAAGTAACCAACTAGCATCAAGATTTTGACCGCTAGTATCACCTGTTTTACCAACAGCAAAGTCATTTGTTGTATTAATGTCTTCTGCTAAGATTAAACTCCATTCTCTATCTCCGGTGTTATATCTTAAAGCAAAATCATTATATTCAAAAGTTTGGTCAATAATTTGTACTTTTAAGTCATTGTTAATTGTTCGATTAAACTTTGGAACTATTTCTTGTAGTATTGAATTTGTTGGTATGTAATCTGTTATAATTATGGCTCCAAAACCGTCATCATCGATATTAGTTCCATCATCTTGTACACTTACAATTTTAGACCAAATATATTCCTTTGTACCTTTTTTAGTTGCAGAGCCTAACTGTAATTCATTGTTAGAATCAAAATAGTAACCTGTAGGAGGTACGAATTTGACTAGCGCACCTTCTTCAATATATCTTAAACTATTACCTGTAAATGAACCAACTTGTACTAAAACGTCATCAATATCTTTTACATTACCTGTATAATAATTGTTTGCGCTAGTAGCCTCTTGCCATTTAACGTTTAGATCACTAATAATTGTACGAGGAAAATTATTAAGATAAAAGTTTCTTACGTAAGCACTTGTTATAATGCTTTCTACAGTATTATTAATAACCCCTTCAATGTCACTTTGTGTGTTAAAACTAAATTTAGTTTTTTCTTCAAATTCTTCTTTGTAAATGACTCCGTCTGTAGAGAACAAGTCAGTATTGCTATATTTTCCACTTGTATCTTTTAAATCAAAGTAACGACTTATTCCTGAACTAATTCTGTTTACACTTTTTGTTTTAACAATATCTTGACTTATTGCTAATGGCCCTATGTTATAGTCCTCACCAGTTATAAGTCTATTTTGTGTATAATAGGTTGCAGGTGCATTTGATTTAATTTCGTCATTAGTTTCACTTGGAGATGAATTAGCAACTGTGTATCTTAATTCAAGTCCTATTGTAAGGGTTTCTAGTGTTCCGTTTCTTGATTGGTAAGGAACATCTATATTAATTCTTTGCATAGAGGTTGGTGAAATAACCATTCCTCTATTAGCACTAGTTCTATAATAGACTTTGAAATTCCCACTTGGTAACGATCCAAATACTCCGTCGCTAAACACTAGACCGATTCTGTCTCCTATTCTAGTATTAACAGCAAATACATTTGTAATTCCTTGGAAAAGATTATTATAAATGATATTGTTGCCTTCAACGCTGTCTATTTTTGTCCAAGGTATTGTTTCAATTCCAACACTATCAACACTATATAACCAAACGTCTGTATCATTAATATTTTCAGAGTCAATTGTAACTGCTTGATTGGGTGTTGGATTTGTAATTGAAAAGGTTCCTTCTTCAAGTTTACCTTGACGGAAGTGCATAAAAAATCCTGTATTTGCACTTGCAGCACCTTGTCCATCATCTCTAAATAAAAATGCTGGACTTATACCTGGAAGTGGTGCTTCTTCAACTAATGCATCATTTTGTATGTCTACACTTACCACTTCAAAACGTGTGCTTTTTCCTTCGATACGTTTAGTAAAAGGATAAATTGCTTGCTTTGTATTAGTTCCGTTTATTCTATACTTTTGTGTTACAACATCTGCTATAGTTGCTTGTTTTAAAGGATTACCTATAGTGTTTTGTACAGGTAGAGCTGAATTCAATATTTTGATAAATTGTTCAAAATAGTTACTGTTTGTCTGGTCATTCCATTTAACTGTTGTAGTTGCTAGATTAAGACCATTTGAATCGTATATGTTTTCTGTAGATTTAACTGTTGTAATTTTTAGTAAGCCGTTTGCACACTGATTACGTCTTGGGTTATAAGCAAGCATACGTGCCAAACGTAAAATGCTTTCTCTACGCTCGGCTGTTTCAAGGAAATTTTCTCTTGCATTAAGATCAATACGGAAGGAAAGGTTTTGGCCTAAAAAGGCAATCATATCAATTAGCGCAAGGAATTCGCTTGATTCAATATAATCGTTAAAATCTTCTGGATAATTTTGACGTAGATAGTTGATCATTGTTCGACGCAAATTGTCGAAATCATAACTTTCAAAATCTACATTACGAAAGGACTGATAAATTCGTTTCCAGTCCTCTGCTACTAATAATCTTGACTGTCTATCTGTAGATGACATGGCATTTCCTTCTGTACTATGATATTTATCTGCTGCATTAACCTAGCATTTAATTTAAACCAATATTTTGGTCAAACTTAAATTTTAGTGTTTCGGAAATATTGTAATTTATAAAAGTAACGGTTACTTGTACTTGTATACCATGTTCAAAAGTATCTACAATGACTTCACTAGCCTGTAGTCTAGGATCGTAATTAACAATTGAAGTTACGTTGTTAATTATTGAAGTTCGTATGTCGTCTGTAAAAGGTTCCCACAATAAATCCCATATAATGCACCCAAATGTTGGATCACTTAATTTTTCCCCTTGACGTATATGGAAGTGATTTAGAAGATCTTGTTTAACTAATTCAAAGTCGTACAAAGACCAATCGTTAGTTTCTTGGGCAACCGTAGAAAAGCCTCTGTAAGCACGGCCTGTACTTTCAGTTTTAGGCTTTGCCGGAACATTTACCCTTTTATATAACTGTTTTTCTAATTCGCTCATACTGTATTTAACCTACTGTTGGAGTGGTGTCATCCACTACTTGTCCTTGTGCGAGGACTGGGCGGTCCTGTGCTTCAGTGTATTGTGCAAGATAGCGAAGTGCGTCTGCTTTTTCATTTCTAAATCTGTTAACTACGCTTGCTCTTACACTTGGTGTACTTCTGCCAAAGTATGCATTACCATTATCTCTACCTCTTTCATTATACACTGCTTCAATAAGTGCAGCATCGCTAGGATTTTGTGTGCCAAGTGTTTGGAATGCTCTTTCAAATATTTTTGCTGCTCCGCCTGCCCCATGCTGAACACTTGTACTCCAAATAACATCACCTACTATCGGCGATCTTGTACTTAGATCAACACCAGTTCTATTTCTAATTGATCTTACGCCGCCGCCATAATACTTGCTTGCAATATATTCATGCTGAGATTCAGCAGCGCCAGCGTCTGTCATAACAGTTTGCCATGTTTGCTTAAATGTATCACTGCCATTCCTTGCAGCAGAGTCTCCGCCGGCTCTTGTAAGTGCTTCATAAACTGCTGGAGCATTTGATTGTGCCCAACCAATATATTCTCCCATTGCACCTGTATTTGCAGCAAGTTGGTATTGTCCGTAACTCCAGCCGCCTGTGCTGTCCCAACCAATTGCAAGCGGGCCATCTCTTCCTGATTCGTATGCTGCTGACAATGTTCCTAGACGATAGTTTCCATCTTCTGGAATTTGTACATTTGAATTATAGTCTCTTCTAGGTACTTGTCCTGTACCAGTTCCAGAACCTCCAGCACGACTATCAACATTTCCGGAATTTATGCCGCCTCCTGAGCCTTGAACGTAAACGCTACAAACTCTAGATGCTTTGTTTTTAGCAAATGTATCTGGAGTTATAATAATATCAGATGCAGGAAGTCCTCCTGGGGCTTCTCTATCAGTTTCAGGCTTTTTATATGCTAATGGATTCATGTTTTCATGATGCGGCCAAGGTTCGTGTTGCGGAGCTCTTGTTAGTATACTTTCGTATGTAACTGGAATTGTGCTACCTGGAAAAACATAAGGCAATGTTACTGTAGGTAACGGAATAACTTCTAATGCAGGTGCTGCTGGTGCTGCGGCAGGGCCATTCATATGAATAAATGTTGCAGTTTCTCTGTGTTCTCTTGCACTCTTAATATGAGTAGACCCTTCAGTTGTAAACCTATTATCTTCGCCACTTTGTAAATGGAAAAATCTATCATTATCAATATAATGATCTCTTAGAATATATTCATGCTTGTCTCTTTTAACCCAAATTTTATAATCTTCTTCATAAACTTTTAAATTATAGTTCCATTGGGTTTCAAATTGCATTCTGCCACTTTCTAGACCACGTGCATCAAATTTAGCACCTTTGCTATAACGTGCAGTTGCTTTCATATTAATATTACGTCCTGCTTCAATGTTAACATCACGTTCTGCTGTAATGTTTAAATCATTTTCAGTCATTATGCTAATACTGTCTTGAGCATGTATATCAATTTTTCCATCACTTGTTAATTCAACCCATGCTGTTCCTCTAGCATTTCCGATATAGATTAAATCTTCCGAATTATGTAGTAATATTTGATGTCCGGTTCTAGTTCTAAGGCGTAGCAATTCATTTTGAGGAATTGTTTCGTCGCCACCTGCTTCTCCGGCTTCTTTGTTAACATAAATTGGTGGACCATTTTCTGCTTGTTCTTTTCTTATAAAGTTGGAATCACCGTCATCCATAACAAAACTATGTCCGCCTAGTCTGTTATAAGGTACATCTATTTTTTCTGGGTTTGCACCAATTTCATATCTAGGGGCATTTGCACGTCTATCTCTTGAACCCGGAGTACTAATGCCAAAAACAGCACTTGGTACTTCTCGTCTAGCACTTGATGTTGTAGTTCCTCTTACTTCATCTTGTAATAACCCTTGGTTTTCTAAAACGTTTGTAAAATCTTTGTTATAAGGTTTATTAAATAATGTTGGGTCAACAGTCTGTCCTGTTTCAATTTTTTTATTGTATTCGCCAACTGGAAGTTTTCCAGGAACAGGTGGATTTGTTACACGTTCTGTTGATGCTTGTCCAGCTCCTGGAACCATAAAATTCATGTAATCTTCTGGGATACATCCAATCCAATATCCCATGTTTAAATCGCCTTCAGCAAATATTACAAGAACTCTTGTACCAATATCTGGTGGTACCATCCACATTCCGTAACTTTTTTGTGTATACTGAAATCCTTCATTTTCTGTTAAACCTTTGTTAGGAGTAACACCATAAAATGGCATCAAATAACGAACGTTTGCTAACTGACCTGTTCTTTCAGGTGTAGAACCAGAACCAGTATATTTTAAAATTTCAACTTCTAAGCCACCCATGAATTTTCTGTCAAGGTGGTTAATTACAATGGCTTCATACGGGCCAGAGTCTTTTAATTGTGTAGTCCTTGAAGGAGTTCTAGTATAATTTCCTGTTGTCGATGCCATTATTTTTCCTATATATTAATAGTTATAGATTAACTAAAATTCCCTTCCTCTTTGCGGTATTTGTCTGTTTGAACCTGGTGGAGTTGTTCTAGATGCTCGTGCATCATCGGTTCGATCAACTGTTCGTTGTATATAACCCCTATGAACAGCATATGCACGTTCAGCCGGCGTTAGTGATGCGTTTGCTCTGCCACCGCCGAGATCGTCGTTAAATGATCTTAATCTTTCAACATTTTCTGCATCTTGTTGTGTCCATGCTGTTCCATCGGCTGCGCCTGCTCTTGCTTGTCTTAAAATAGCATCATCATATGTACCTTGGCTTGTATCATTAGGAGTAACATTAGGAGGTGCAGGTCTTGCTTCTGATTGATTAGGAGAAAACCCAGGTGATCCGACTGTACTGCCTGGAGGTCCGCCTATAGTTCCTCCCGTGCCCGAAGCAATACCGTCTCTAACAATAATTCCTGTGTTCCAGTCGTAACGATCATCGTATAAGTCGATAGGTGTGTATGCATAAACAGAACTGCTCCCTCCAAATGTTTCTCTGTTTAATGATTCAGGTGGAGAAATAGGACCACTATAACCAGTTGTTATTGAGCTAGGATAAGCTCTTTGGCCGTTTAATGTTTGTCCGTAACTATCTCTTGGTTGGCCGCCTGCTGCTGCAAGTGCTGCATTAACACTTTCTTGTACGCTATTAATACTATCTGCGGTTCCGCTAATCGCATCTTCAACTGCTTGCATTGTTTCAGGCAACGGAACATCGGTAGGTATTGCTGCCGCAGGAGGTATTAAATTTCTGGCTTCAAGAAATGCTCTGCGAGCTGCTTCTGGAATTTGTTGAATTTCTTCCTCTGTTAATTGTGGCCATATATTATCTTTGCCAATAAATCCTTCTCTAGAATTATCATACCTAGGAATTGCCCTTAGTGTTTCGCTAACTTTTGCTAAAGGATCAAAATTTATACTAGGTCTTCTAAACCCTCTTCTAACATCATCTTCAGGTCCTGCATCTAAAGGTTGATTAGCCATTCATAACTCCTTATTAACACGCTGGCGTTCTCGGTGCAGCAGCTCTTGCTGCTACTGAACTAGCCTGATATTGGTTTGTTGTGTCACCGGCAACTGGTGCAGGAGGTGCTCCAGAGCCGCCAAATGCATCAAGTGATTCTGATCTAGTGTTTATGGTAAACCCGCCGCTGGTTCCTTGTGCTACTGCATATGTAAATCCTGGGTTTGCTTGTTGATAAGCTCTTGCTGCTGAAACTGCTTGATCAATTGACCCAAATCTTCTTCCAGTTGGATTCGGAACAACTACTGCTGCTGGAACTTCTACAATTCCGTAACCTGCATTTGGTGTAGTCGCTACGCCAGCAATACCCGGATTTGATGCAACTGGTGGCCCTTCTTGGTTTCCTGTAACAGGTGCTTTTTCTGCGGCATTATCTCCTAACGAAGTTTCACTATTTTCTTGTATAGGACCAGTATTATTAGTTGTTCCTGGATCGTCTTGTCCTCTACGTCTTATCATTTTAAGGGTCTGCGTAAACTTTCCTCTACTAAAATTATTTGTTACTGCCCATACACTAAACAATCCGCTAAATTGTGGAACAGTTTTAGGAAATTCCATACTTGCTCCGTCAATTTGATAATCAAAAGGTGTTTTAAAGTTTACTACACAAAATACTTCCGAATTTTGGTATGTCATTGTTCCTTCTTCTGTTGCATTTGGTGATGATCCAGATCTTGTTGGAACAAAATTGCCCATTTCTTGTGGAATAAAAAACGGATCTCCTAGAATTTGCATTTCTGCTGTAACCATATCTGTAACTTGGTTAGTAATTCTGTCATGAAACATTTCTGCAATTCTTCGTCTAATGTCTCCAGACCGTGTAGCATTGCCGCTAGTAGAACTAGTTCTAGTTTGTTCTTGGACACTACCTGTAACAGACTTTCTTTCATTAGTACCTGCCTGCTGATTCATAGAAGAACTAGTGTTCATATCAGTATCATTTACTGTTTTGTCAGCACTTGGGGCAACTTGAGTTCCGCCAGTGTTTTGTCCAAAGTTTGAAAATGCAGTTTGTAAAAATGCGTTATTA